TTGGTACAGGCTGCGCCATTCTATAGTTGCGTCTAGAAGGCGCTAGTATTTCATCAATGCTAGGCTGAAAAGTTGCGTATCTTTTAATAACATCACGGCAAAGAGTATAAGAAAACATATCACCATAATAATCTAAAGGCGGATATTGTCTTTGATCTTTATCGTTGGATCCCTCTTCAAAAGATTGCATAGCCAATTCGCAAGCCTTATGGGTAAAGCTTACCATATCCATATTTAAGACACGCCTTGCGGAAATATGAACATGACCCCCTAAATCAACAAGCCCAACCCTTGCGCCTGCATTTTCTAAAGCTTGCATCACTTCGCTTATTTTATCCCATGCAAGATCACAATTCGGCAAGGGGGGGAATACAACTTCAGCATCTACAACATCAGTGCTATCTGATGTCACCCAGCAATAAGTAAGATTGTTATCTCTCAATACTTGTTTTGAACGGCTAACAGATAGGCCATTGATCTCTAGTTCATAACCAAAGACCTGAAATCCATCATCAGACCATAGTGCTATAGATGAAGTGTTTGTTGCGTCAAATTCTCTAGGCATTTTTTTGTTCCTCTTTAGTTTGTTTCACACTAGGCATTAGCGCCTACCCTTTTCTACCATGCAATCTATTACATAGTAAAGAAAAATGTTCGTATTTTTTCATTTATTTTCTACTTATTAGACGCATGAAGAATGCCAATTATTGAGGGGCTGCCATTTTTTTTGCGAACAAATTGCTGCTGGCGAGCCAGCTGCCCAGGCAAACCAGGGCGACCAGGCCAAAAGCCAATACCCGATCCCCGAATCCCGAGTCCCGAGTCCCGAGTCCCGAGTCCCGAGCTGCTGGCATGTAGTTTTGCGAACAATTGTTCGGGTTATCGCCAGGCCAGCAACGAAAGCTCGGCGAACATTTTTGCGTGCAGCGGGCGAGCCCTGGCAAAAGTCCCGAATCTACCCGAACATTTTCACGCCAGCAGCGCCCCGTGCATAAAAAAACCCCCGCCGAAGCGGGGGAAAGTTTACCCTAGTGAGAAAACCCGATAACGCACGGGCGGGCGATTAGTTTGTAAGCTCTGGGTTGGACGGGTCTAAACCTAGACTTTCTGTAATGTTTGCCATCGCACCGCAAATTTCATCCCAAACTCGATCCTCTAAATCTGGGTCGCCCTGCTTTAAGACTTGACCATCACGATACCCGTGAAGCGCATCCCAGATTGTTTGTAATTCTTTTTCCATTATGCGGCCTCCTGCTTTTCTCTATATTCGCTCACGACTTCTTCTCCAATGATATACACATACATATTGACCACCTTTTCAGGGTTGCTCAAGTCTGTGGTACACTCTCCGAAGTTGTCTTGCTCATAGTTCTTGATGTGATTGATGATATCCCAGCTTTTGGCTCCCATCCAATCAATAGCCTTCTGAGTTCCAATAATGTAGTAGTCTGTGTTGAAACACTCGTGGTGCAAGTCATCCATGTTGTCAATAATCCAATTAGCACCTTGATGCTTCTTGGTATTTAAGAGCCACTCGTAAAAGTGGCTCTTGATTTCGTCTCTTTTATAGTCCATTTGTGACCTCCAAAACCTTGGATAAAAGTTCTTTTTTATCGTTTGTTGAGAAGCTAGGAATACCCATATTTGAATAGAAAACACTATACATATCACCAGTAACGCCTTCTTTCTTAGCCTCTTCCTCATTCTCAAAGACAAAGATTTGAATGAATTTTTCAATATCAAGGTTAATTTCTAACATAACAGAACCTGTGGCATCATGGATATATGAGCTGTTAATCCAATTAAAATCACAAGCCTTGTTGATCTCTTCCAAAAAATCTTTGTGGATTTTGGTATAGCTATCTCGCATAAACCAAAAGTCCTGATCTACATATTTATCAGTTGCTAATGCTGTATTCATTTTAAAGCGCTCCCTCTGAACCCCAGACAAGTTCATGATCTGGATGATAGATGCCAAAGTTTGTGCCTTCACTATTTAAATGGGCGCCTAAACCTTCACCAGTAAAAAGCATACTGTAACCGTTAGGCAGTTCTAAAGAGTAACCTTCATTACCGCCACCTAAATCAGTTTTGGTAAAACCCATCTTCTGTAAATGTTGTGTTGAGATTTTCATTCTTTCCTCGTTAGTTTTTAGTTTCACAGTGTAGACGGCTACGATGGCCTTTCAAAGTATGTAACTCAGTACAGTGACAGTTCGACCCATTCACCGCCTACACTATATAATATAAGCAATAGTTTTCACACAAACAAGAAAAAAGTTTATTTTTGTGTGTCATAAATTTGACTGCGCCGCAGGGCGCCACCTGAAAAAATGTTCGGATTGCTGCGTCCTGCTGGCAGGCCAGCCAGGAAAGCGAACAATTGTTCGTAAATCGAAGTGCCAGCTCCTGGGAGTTGCAGCAGGAAAGGGCGCCGAACTACGAAAAACGTACCATTGGATACCCTATTCCCCGAACCGAGCCCCGATTTGCTGCAGGCAGCCATGTCCTGCTGGCTTTAAACCGAACAATTGTTTGCATTTAAGCCCGGCCAGCAGCAGCGGGCCCAGGTGCAGCAGCCAGATTCATAGAACAATTGTTCGTATTTACCCGACCCCGGAGCCCGAAAGCCCAGGATGCAGCTGCTGCCAGCACCGAACAAATGTTCGTATTACCGATGCAGCTGGCCCGAAACCCGAACATTTTTGCCAGCAAAACCGGTGTGCCTGGAAGACCGAACCACCGAAACCCGAACATTTTGGAGGCCAGCAGCACCGAACCGAGCTGCCCCGAACACAAAAAAACCCGAACAATTCACCGATTGCCCAGGTCTTTGCCTCCGCCCGCCCGAGGAAACGGAGTTATATGCCCGATTATGGGTTTATTTATTATCCTCTGCTATCTCAGCCACATCATCTGCAGCTGGGGTAACATTTTTCATTCTGCGTTCTGCCATACGCTTAAACTCGTCAAGTTTCTCAAGCACTTGCTCCCGATTCATAGAGTTCACATCCTCGTGCATAACGTGGCTTTTATTAACAAGTAGTCCAGTTGCCTTCAATCTCAGTTCTTCAGCCCGAATAGCTTCACCGAACCGACCAAGTTCCCAAGCCTGATCACGCATCTTTTTTAAGTCCCGAACCGACTTATCTACAGTAACCCCATATTTCGTTCTGGCTTCCAGCCTCATCTCTTCGAGACGCTCTTGTACTACAGGATTACGCAACAGCCTTACAGCGGCAACCGTAGGGTTTTTATACCCTGCTTTTCTTGCCGCAGCAGTCTGGGTCATATCACCATTAAAGTAATTGTTAAGAAAAGTCTGTTGTTGAGGTTTTAACCGCTCCATACCAACAGACGTTTGTTCTTTAGTTAAAGTCTCTCCGACTTGTGGCATTTGCCTCTCCTTACTGATAATATACGGGGGGTTAGTTAGCACCCCCGTATATATATATATATACAAACCTTGCTAACCTTGCTAACCACAAATTTTTTCAATGACTTAACATAGGTTAGGTAAGATTTTACATTAAAACCTAACCTTGCTAACCAAAACTGTAAAACATTGATATCATTGTATAAGTTAGTTAGCAACAATTTGGTTAGGTTGCTAACCTTCTAACTCCTAACCTAATTACCACCTTTTTTTACGAATTTCCCATAACCCGAACAATCCCATTACAGCCATTACGGCGCCGATTAACCCGAACAAAATTACGGAGATAATTTCTGGCGCCGTTTGCTGAAACCGAACAATTTCATAAGATAGCCAAAACACTGATATACCGAACAGGACACAAGACCATGACAATCCTTTATAAACCATTTAACTCTCCATTTTTTGAAACGCTCTTGTGATATCATTCTCATCTGTTTTGAAGCGAACAACATCATGCAATTTAAAATTTGGGTTGTGCTGCGGCTCGTTGTCTAAAATGCCCTCACCGCCCATGCGGTTGCCTTTAGTGATTTTAATCCACATTTTCTCAATCATCTGCCTACCGTCCTCTAAAGTAACTGGCGGAAAATATGAATATACATAATCCTTTGGCACACTAGGGTTGTTCTTTAGCTTCCTGTAGACTTCTAAGCCATGTTCTGGACAGCTATATACGATATTACCTTCT